GATTAATTTCACCCGCGTGGTTTCGGTTGAAACCAAGCGGCGGGTGTGGCACTTCGCCGTAGGAGTTATCTATCATCGCTTCTCTTGAGAAGTAACTTCTCCGAAAGTTCGTCGAACTTTGCGAAGGAACGCAATAAGGCTACTCTGGCCCCTAAGTACACGTATTTTATGACGTGGAAAGGGTAAAGAGACAATAAACTGTTCCTAAGAGGAACCTGTATTATTGTTTTATGCCTGCGGACGTATGCGTTGTCCACGGGGAGTGTAGACTTGATCTACACCTTCTGGAAGCGGATTTCGATAAGCATGCCTCTAGAGCAGTAATTTTCAACTTACTCTTAGGTTTGACGCTGGGGAATAAGACCCAGGGTATACCTGTGAAACGATGCTTCTCGAGAACCTCACAGACCTCACGATCTCGCGAGAGAAACCTGTAAAGGGCGTGAAATTGATTCCTAGCCTTACATGGAATGGTTTGTTACCAATCATGTTTGGCAAGGATTAGTCAATCTCATGGGTTCCTGCAGACTTGCACCAAGAAAACGGTTTTTCTTGATGCGTAGTTTTAGGGAGTATGAGTACTTTTTCCGTAGACTTCGTCGTAGATTTGGCGATTCTATCGCCTTCTCTACTTTGAAGGAAGTGGAACGTAGAGTTGAGTCTCTATATGTTGTCGGTGATCCACCCCTAAAACCCTCTTATAAGGGTTTTAAGGTTTGGTGTAAAACCGACAAACGGGGTATTCCTTTAAGGTTGCGTGGCCTTTCAAGGCTTACTCTGTATAAAAGAGTTTGGGCTCGGAGCGTAGCGTTCATTTTATGTGGACGCTATCGCGCTGAAGAAGGTTTTAAACTTTCTTGGAAGTTCCCTAAGTCAGAACTCACGACATCGTCGTGGACATTTGATTATAAGGCTTTCGAACGAGGTTTAAAGCGCTTAACAGAGCGCTTTAATCTTCGTAGATTCCGAGTTCGAGGTGATGAGTTACTGAGTCGTGACGTTTGGATTGGCACAGCCTCTCCAATTCATAAAGTTTCCACCGATGGTGCTTGTTGGGATGCTAAAGTTCTCTTAGAGAACAGTGACACACTACAAGCATTAGGTGATCTTTACGACGCGGTCGTAACTCGTTGCACTCGCGGTCCCTCAGGTGGTTTATCCGGATGGGTTGCTTGGTTGCGTCGTCTTTCAGACGCCGCAGTCCCTAGGAAATTCACAGCTTCGAAACCAGCTGCTCTCGCTAGGTTTATGTGGATAGCAGATCGTGGAGGAAAGGCTAGAGGTGTCACACCTCTAAACTTCCACATCCAGAGCTTCCTGCTTCCCATCCATAGATACTTCATGGCTTTATTACGTGCCATCAAGCAAGACTGTACGTTCGACGAACGTTCAGGTCTCTATTACCTGGAGGAATGTACCCGTCGGAATGTTTCTGGGAGTAGTTTCGATCTTCCAGCCGCTACCACGCAATTCCCTTTGGAAATTATGGCTCGTGTAGTCTCATTCTTTCTCGGCCGCGACGCGGCCGAGGCTTGGTTTAAGGTTATGCGATTGCCCATTTTCTTTCCAGGAGTGGGTTTCCGCTCTTTTGCCCGTGGAGCACCGATGGGTTTCTATTGTATGTGGCCAGTTTTCACTCTTGCCCACCATGCCATTGTTCAGATGGCATATGAGAAAGTGTGCTGGCAGTACAATATTCCGGTAAGACATTTTAAGTCTTATGTATTGCGGGGCGATGACAATTACACGGCTGACAGCCGTGTATCTCTTGTACTTTACAAGATCTGGGTTGGTATTAACCAACCTCCTGACCCTGTGAAGTCTCTCCTATCTTGGAATGCCGGACCCGGTGTGGCTAAGTTCGCTAAGCGTACTTACCGTCTTGGGTCTTGCTTTCAATCAATGACATTTGCTGAACTACGTTCAGCGATGATCTTTGAGCCTTTAGCTCTTATTGATCTCTACCCACTTATTTGTAAGTGGTTTCGTGATCAACCGGGAATTCATAAACCAGGTTATGTTACCAATCTTTTCCTTTCTCCTTGCGGCAATCCTGAGCGTATAGCTCGTGGTTGTCGTAAGGTTCAAGGTTCTCTTGAAGTTAGTGCAGTAAGTAATTCTGTACCAGCGTTCTGGCGGGAGGTCGTACCTCCTATCGATTTATCTGTCGAGAATATTTCTATCCTACATGACATTATCGATACAGCCTGTCGTCACAACCTCGCTTCACGAGCGGGTCGCTTGTGTTATCAAGTGACAGGCGTGCGAGTCCCAGGATTCGTAGGCTTGTTTGTGCCCGATGATTTAGAACGCGTGGACGTTTATGGTCCTTCTTCTCGGATTGGACGTCAAGTGAAGCGTAGCTTTACACACGTTATCCCCGAGTTACCGTTATACCAAGCC